ACCAAGACGGTGAGTACTGTAGCTTGATAGCTATCTCACCTCAACAAATGTTTGACATCAAGACGGCACTGGAATTACCTAGTGGCACATACATAACCAAGAGGAAGAATGGAGTGACAGATGTTTTATGAGTACGTAGTAGAGGTTGGGGGCGTAGAGATTATCCTTACGCTTCTAAGCAAGGGTAATCTAAAGAGAGGGACACAACCATTCTTTAAGGTTATCGCAGGTACTGACTGGGATGGAGATGAAGTAGTAGTTCCTGAGGATGACCTAGAGATTGCTATAGACTATGTTAAGGATGTGTATAGTGATGAGGTCTATGGTTAGGTCCTAAGGATATACTAACACCAATACCTATATGCACCCTAGGCGGGCACATCCGCAGGATACAAGTATTTTCACATCAGTCAAGAGGAAAATTACAATGCAAGAAGAAAACATTGGATGGGTCTCACGTCAACCCTGCCCTAACGAGGAGTGCTTAAGCTCAGATGCCTTTAGCTACAACACCGTAAGCATGTCAGGCAAGTGTCACTCATGTGACCTTAAGTACCCAAGAGAGATGAAGACCTTGACAGACTGGTCAGAGGGTGAGTACCCTACCAAAGCAAACGAATGGAACGAGGAACCAAAGATGCAATTAGTCCACAAGAATGAGGAGCCAGTCATACATGAACTGCTGACGCCTACATATCGGTCAGTACGTAGCCTGTCAGAAACCACCCTACGTTTTTACAAGTCACAGACCTACGTCAACCCTAGCAACAAGGTAGTCAAGCAAGAGTACGTGTACCCATCTGGCGGTATCAAGACACGATACATGCCCAAGGATTTCCGTGCTAAGAACCTCAAGTCAGACGAGTTGTTCGGCATGGACCTGTGGAATGCAGGATCATGTAAGACAGTGACGATTACTGAGGGTGAGCTAGACGCCATGTCAGCCTATCAGATGTGCAACAACGACAAGTACCCAGCTGCCTTTGTGTCACTCCCTTCGTCCACCCCTAGCCACAAGCTATGGGCTAACGTAGACAAGTGGCTTAAGAGTTTCGATAAGATCGTCCTGTCAATCGAGCATGACGACGCAGGTAACTCTATCGCACAGCGCATTGCTAACCTGTACCCTAACAAGGTGTACCGTATGCAGCACGACACCTACAAGGATGCCAATGAGTTCCTTGAGGCAGGTAAGAAGACGGAGTTCTTTCAGGCATGGTTTCATGCTAAGAAGTACACACCTGAGAACATCTACAACAGCACGGATGACTTCCTTAAGCTGTATGAGAACCATGAAGACCACATGTACGTTGAGACAGGCATTCAAGACTTCGATGCACTGTGCCTAGGGTTGATGCAAGGACACTTCACAGTGTTCAAGGCACAGACAGGCATAGGTAAGACTGAGTTCATGCGCTACTTAGAGTACAACATCCTCAAGAACTACCCTGATGTACCTATCGCAGCATGGCACATGGAAGAGACTAAGCTACGCACCCTGCTAGGCTTGGTGTCATACGAGATAGGTGACAACGTAACACGACCTGACATCATCGAAGAGAACGGGTTGGACGGGCTTGTACGTGAGGCTATCGGTAAGCTGACAGGACGTGAGAAGTTCTACCAGTTCTTCCTCAATGACAACGATGACCCGATTGAAATCCTGTCACACATCCGCTACCTGTCACAAGCATGTGGTGTTAAGTACGTGTTCTTCGAACCTATCCAAGACATCGCAGCCAGCCTAGGTGCAGATGAAAGTAAGGAACAGTTCCTGTCTGACCTAGCGGTACGCTTGTCTAAGCTTGCAGCTGAGTTAGGTGTCGGTATCATTACCATTGGACATACCAACGATGATGGTGCTATCAAGTACTGTCGCATGATCGAACAACGTGCATCAGTTGTAGTAGAACTACAGCGTAACAAGATGGCTGAGGATGTGAATGAACGCAACACGACGAAGCTTCTCGTCACAAAGAACAGACCAGTAGGACCAACAGGTTTCGCAGGTCAACTCAAGTTTAACCCTGACACATTCATGTTGTCAGAATCATATGGAGATATTTAATGAGCATTTTAGGTTCTGTCTTGGGGGTCTTATACTTCCTAGGTATACTCAATTACTACATGTTAACAAAGTCTTTACTTTTTGTAACCGATACTGATCACGATGATAACCGTCTTCTCTTTCACGCTGTTGTCTGGCCTTGGATGGTAGTGCTTCACTTATACTACACTCTATTCGAGGATGATGATGATGAATAACTACCTGATACTTGACATTGAGACTGACGATATCAATGCGACACGTATCTGGGTAGTGTGCTCTGAGGACTACAAGACAGGAGATAAGCAGCAGTTTCTTAACATCGACACCATCCCTGAGGAACGTGATCGTTTCCTTGACTACCTCAAGAGCTATAACAAGTTCGTATTCCACAACGGTGTTGGCTTCGATGTGCCAGTGATCAATAAGATACTAGGCTTAGAGGCTATCCGACTTGATGATGTAGTTGACACCCTGATCCTGTCACGCCTGATCGACTTCGGTATCCAAGGGGGTCATAGCTTACGGGCATGGGGTCAACGACTAGGTGACTTCAAGTTAGACTTCAAAGGGTTTGAGGTACTGACACAGGAGATGGTTGACTACTGCCACCAAGACGTAACGGTTACTAAGAAGTTGTTCAGTAAGTTTATAAAGACCTACGAGGATCAAGCATGGCAAGACAGTATCAAGTGTGAACATGAGATACAGATGCTGTGTGAGGACATGACCAACAACGGTTTCTACTTCGATGAAGCCTCAGCTAACCAGATGCTAGACGAGATTGAACTTAGGCTGTACGAATTAGAGGAAGGATTCCAACAAGACTTTCCGCCTACGATGGAGGAAGTAAACAGGATACAGTTCAGGGTTAAGTCAGATGGCAGTGTGTATACAAATGTATCTAAGGCCCGTGACAAGTACCCTATGACTAAGATAGACAACTCAACAACACCTAACCAGCTGGTGTGCTACGACCTAGTACCCTTCAAACCTAGCTCACCTAAACAACGTATCGACAGGCTATGGGAAGCAGGTTGGACACCGTATGAAAAGACGAAAGGACACATAGACCATGACAGAGAAGTCAAGCAAGCCAAGAGACCTAGAGGTGCGTGGCGCTAAGTTCGCCAAGTATGGGTGGACTCTATCTGAGGCTAACCTTAACACACTACCTGACCATGCCCCAGTAGGCGCTAAGAACCTCGCTGAGTGGCTGACCTTAGCTAGTCGGGCATCATCCCTAGTCGAATGGCTTGGTCACTACAACGAGGACGATCACCGTATCCACGGTAGGTTCACACACATCGGCGCATGGACAGGACGTATGGCACACTCAGCACCTAACCAAGCTAACGTACCATCAGCCTTCCACGGTGTAGCTAAGACACCAGTAGAGGCAGTGAAGGTATCATACGATGGGGCTTTCCGTAAGCTCTGGTGTGTGCCTGAGGGTAGCTACTTGGTAGGCACAGATGCTGAGGGTATCCAGCTTCGCATCCTAGCTGACCTGATGAAGTCCGAAGAGTACGTACACGCTATCATTAGCGGCAAGAAAGAAGACGAGACCGACATCCATAACCTGAACCGCAAGGCTCTAGGTATCTCACATGTCACCAGAGACATGGCTAAGACATTCATCTACGCCTTCCTGCTAGGTGCAGGTAACGCAAAGGTCGCACAAATCCTAGGTGTCAAGTCCAAGGAAGCAGCACAGGCAGTAGAAAACTTTACCAACTCTATCGAAGGGTTGGCTAAACTTAAGAACGAGATGGTCCCCTACATCGCAAGGCGTGGGTGGTTCAAGGGGTACGATGGGCGTAGGGTAGTAGTACCATCCCAGCACAAGACACTGGCAGGTATGCTACAGAATGGTGAATCAACCATCATGAAACACGCAGCACTGCAATGGGTCAAGCAAGCTAAGGCACAAGGCTTCGACTTCAAGCTATGCACATGGCCCCACGACGAATGGCAAACAGAAGTGAAAGGAGACATGAATGTTGCTGAGAAATTAGGTGAGATACAACGTCAATCTATTGTTGACACAGGGGTAAAGTTCGGTATGATGTGCCCCTTAGCTGGTTCAACTGACATCGGCGCTAACTGGTACGATACACACTGATGACACATTATCCAGCACCTGAACTACACGAGTTACTTCCTATCATTAAAGGTCTAACTCCCTTCCTTTTACTATTGACATGGCTGTTGATTAAGAATATCACAGTCTCACTCGCTACATGGAGAAGCAAAAATGACTACTAAACCAACAACTAAGTACGGTGTATTCGAAGGCAAAGCTTACTATGCACGTATCTTCCCTGACAACATGGATAACTCTGAGTACCATGAGAAGACACAAGGTCAGTACAACATGATGTTCGTACCTAAAGATGACGAGACACTGCAAGCTATGATGGCTCTTGGTTTCCCTGAGGTTTCTATGGGTAACAAGATGGTCAAGTCTCTTGACTACGCTGACGGTGCTCTGGGTATGAAGCTCAAGCGTCCTAACGTACACCCTTCTGGTTACGAAGGCTTGGGTGGATCACCCGTAGTTACTAAGGGTAAGACTAATTCCCCTTGGGACTTCATCGCTGACGGTGAGATTGGTAACGGCTCTACAGTTGCAGTTAAGATTTCTGTTTACGGTGAAGGATCAACTGCTTCTGTCAAGATGGAACGTGTAGGTATCATTGAGCACGTACCCTTCGAGCAGGGTGTTACTGCTGACGGCTGGTAAGTTCCTCCCCTACCTGAGCACGTAGTTAAACTGCTCAACCTTAACCATTTACAGGAGGTCAAGTTGCAACAGGACTACGACAAACTTCTAATCGACGGAGATGTACTAGCCTATCGTGCAGCTTTCTCCTGTCAGGATAGCTCACAAGAAGATGCTATCGAAAAGCTAGACGACATTGTGTACGAGATACTCAACGAGGTATACTGGGATGCACATGATGATGACATCAAGGACAGCTACATCGTTTACCTAACTGGCAGTGGTAACTTTAGATACGACTACGCAGTCAGCTACCCCTACAAAGGCAACAGAAAGAACACTGAGAAACCCATTCACCTTCGTGCAATCAGAGATCACATGATTGATAACTGGGATGCAGTGGTGTCAGAAGATGAAGAGGCAGATGATCTTATTGGTATCGGTGCTACACACTACGGACCTGACACCATCGTAGCTACCATTGACAAGGACATGCTTCAACTTCCCTGCGTACACTACAACCCTAACAAGAAGACTTGGAAGACAGTGGATGAGTTCGGTGGCCTTAAGTTTTTCTACCACCAAATCCTTACTGGTGACACAGCTGACAACATCGTAGGACTTAAAGGGGTAGGACCTAAGACAGCTGACAAACTACTGGCTGAGGTAAGTACTGAGTGTGATATGTTTAAGGTAGTTCTAGACGCATACGAAGGCGATGTAGACAGGATCATGGAGAACGCAAGGCTGCTCTGGTTGCGTCGTGAAGTGGGTCAAATATGGGAGGCCCCTGAATGCGATTTCGATCTGGACTAGAGGCACGTACTGCTAAGTATCTTCGGTCAAAGAAAGTTAAGTTCACTTACGAGAAGGTCAGGCTACCTTGGATAGACACTAGGCAGAAACACTACACCCCTGACTTCATCCTCTCTAACGGTATTATCATTGAGACTAAGGGCCGTTTTATTTCATCTGATAGAATGAAACACTTGATGGTTAAAGAACAACACCCTGACCTAGACATACGCTTCGTCTTTACAAACCCTAACGCTAGACTATCTAAAGGTTCTAAGACAACGTATGCCATGTGGTGTGAGAAGCATGGTTACAAGTACGCAAAAGAAACAATACCTGAGGAGTGGTTAAATGAGCGTTAAGATTCACAAAGTTCTGGATGGCCCCTACGAGGATGACTACGAGTACTTCTTAGTCTGCCTTGTGGAGGATGACAAAGGTGAGTTGTACCACAATGAGATTTACTTCGAGACAATGGACGCAGCCTACTCACTCATCAAACATCTCTCTAATACTATTGAGGCTGTAGAAATAGACGACGAGGACATTGACAATGTTTGATCTTAGTAGTAGAATTATCGCCCTCGTTGAGAACTTTGGCCTACTCTGGTTACTCGAAGACAATGAGATTACCGAAGAACTTGTAGTAAGATACTTAGTAGACGAGGGGTTTATTGACCCTGAGGACTACTTCAATACTGATGTTGAAATGGAAGAATGGAAGAGATTGGAAGAATGAACTTTAAGGAATACCAAACAAAGGCAGTTAGCTTCGCAGTCTACCCTGCTACACACAAGGTTATCTACCCTACCTTGGGCCTGTGTGGTGAGGCAGGTGAGGTAGCTGAGAAGGTGAAGAAGCAGGTACGTGACAATAAGTTCAGTCGTCACGAGACAGCCAAGGAACTGGGTGACGTGCTCTGGTACTTAGCTAACCTAGCCAACGATCTAGGCTACAGCCTGACAGAGATTGCTGAGAACAACATTGAGAAACTGGAGAGCCGCAAGGAACGTGGTGTCATTCAAGGGTCAGGAGATAACCGATGAGCAACCAACTACCAACAGACTACCAAGCATTCATCCACAAGTCACGGTATGCTAAGTACCATGAGGGTTCAGGTCGTGAGTCATGGGATGATACAGTCACACGTTTCTCTGTTAACGTGATCCGTGACATGGTTGACCCTGAAACTAAGTACCAGCTAGAGCAAGCTATCATGGGCCTTGAGGTCATGCCATCCATGCGTTCACTCATGACAGCTGGTGCTGCTGCTGAACGTGACAACACATGTATGTACAACTGTAGCTACCTAGCCGTAGATGACCTTAAGTCCTTCGATGAGGCTATGTTTATCCTCCTCTGTGGTACTGGTGTCGGCTTCAGTGTTGAACGTCAGTCCATCTCTAAGCTCCCTGAGGTCCC